TGACCCGCTGGTGGAGGCGATAGAAAAGTGCGCGGCGCAGATGCATCTAACGAGTGAAGACGCTGCCAACGCTCTCCGCGCCGCACTGGACGCCGCTGGCTTTGAGATACGGGAGAAGGGGCGATGACCAACCCAATTCAAACTAAGCGCATTGAGATGGCCGACAAACGAAAGGGGCGAAGCTGCTTCTATTTTTCGGGGAGCAGGTCTGGCCGCATTTCTTGGGCTGACTGGTTTTATATACGGGAGAAACGAAATGACCGAAGTATATCTTAAAAAGATACGACAAGACGAATGCCCATCATGCGGCAAAGCCCTCCGCCAACCCCAGACCGAGCAGGGGCTATCCGTCGGGGAAATCGGATTAGTCTACGCATCTGCCATCAAAGCGGTAGCGGAACAACAGACCGACGCGATCAAGGCAGCGCGGGATGCTGCTATTGAGGAGTGTGCGAAGGTGGCCGAACACTTAAACGGATGGGGCACTACGCCTTGTCCTGAACTTGCGGACCATATATCCAAGACTATCCGCGCACTAAAAGGAGAAACGAAATGAAACAGGTATTAGCAGCACAACTGGCCGAGTGGATCGACAACAACACACACGGCTTCACCAAGCGGGACGGGAATAAAATTAAAATTGAAGGCACGATTGATGCCTACGATCTTCTCGTATATGTCCAGTCGCTCCTAGCGGAGAGAACTACCGAGCAAATCCAAGCGGACAACAAAGCGTTTTACACTGGCCGGTATATCGGGACCCTCAACGGCTACCTAGATGTCAATGCTGCGGTTGAGGGTGGCGACTTCACGGAGGCATAGTCATGGACAAGATAAGGTGGCCCGACAAAGAACAAAAAGTGGACGTTGTTCCAATATTCATCATCGGTTTTGAAGAAGACTTTGAACGCGGCGTAATAATAACTACCTCCACATATGCTGCGATAGCCGAAGTCGGACCTGAAGCCGAACTCTATGTAATAGACGCGGCGGTGGATATGCTGATGCAGAAGCGCGACCAAATTGAAAAGAGGGATTTGAACTAATGAAATTTAAGACACTGTATGAGGTCGGGTTCACCGACCTTGTGTCCGTTATCCCGCCGAACGCCGAGTTGTCGGCCATGTCTAAAATCCAAGCGGATCAGGCAGGCAAAGCGCCCGGTCGGCAGAATGCGCAGGGCACATGGGGCGGCTATGCTTGGCAGGACTATGCGCCGACGCCTAATGATGTTGAGCGGTGGGATCGCAGCCATGCTAATATCGGCTTGAAGGCCAGCAAATATCCTGCGGTTGACATTGATGTTGTTAACGAGGGGCTGGCTAGGGTCATTGGCGATATGGCGGTGAAGGCATTAGGCAAAGCCCCGATGCGCATTGGTCGTTATCCCAAGCGCCTGTTCATGTATCGCACCGACGATAAGATCGGCCGTATGCAAGTGCGGTTCCGCGATGGCCGTGGTGTCGAGCAGCTTGTAGAATTTCTAGGGGACGGGCAGCAATACGTCATCGCAGGTATTCACCCTATCACTAAGGAGCCATACAGTCTCGATGTGGACTTGGAGGCACGCGGCCCGGCTGGGTTGAAGAAGGTCACGCGGGAGAAGATTGAGCGGTTCTTTGCTGATCTGACGGAGACGTTGGAGATGATGGGCTGCGAAATTATCCACGCCGACAAGACGGCACAGAAGGCAGTCGAGCGGCAGTCGGTCGATCAGGCTTCGCTCACCGCGCCAAGTGTGGTGCATGTGGCTGCCGCCGTGACCGCGATCCCGAACAAGACCGAACACTTCCCTGACCGTGACGACTATATTCGTATGGGCTATGCTATAAAAGCAGCATGTGGCCCTGACAATGAGACGGATGCGTTCGAGATTTTCGCAGGCTGGGCCGAGCGTTGGGAAGACGGCGTTAACTCGCTCGATACTATCGAAGCAGACTTCGGCCGTATGCACCCACCCTATGAGTTGGGTTGGGACTGGCTGGCGAACAAGGCTGCGACCTTTGGTTACAAGCGCGAGGTCGATGAGTTCGATGTGACGGACTTCAGCGACGAAGACTTCGGCGTGGTAGCTTCCGCAGGCGAGACGCCGATTGAGTATAGCGATATTGCATTGGCGCAGCGCGTTGCTCGGTTACACGTTTCGGATATCCGATACGTTGTGGGCGGCATGGGCTGGGTCGCATGGGATGGCAACAAGTGGGCCAAGGACGTAGCGAACAAGCATCTGTCCATCGTCCGCAAGGTCTGCGCGCAAGCATCGGCCGAGGCGTTGCAGAACATTGAAAGCCCACAAAAGGGTGAGCGGATCGCGCAGCGTGTGGCGTCGTATAATGTGATTGCCAATGTGGCCAAGCTGGCGGCTGTCGAGCCGATGATGCAGGCCACAACCGAACAGCTAGACGCCGACATCTATATCCTCAACACCCGGTCGGGCATGGTGGACCTGAAGACGGGGGTCTTGTTTGCGCATGATCGTTCTCGCATGTGTACAAAATGCACATCGGTCGAGGCGGACTTCAGCAAACCAGCCCCGCAATGGCAAGCGTTTCTCAATGAGGCGTGCAACGGTGATAGTGAGTTAATCACTTACCTTCAAAGGTTGGCTGGCTATTCGGCCACGGGTAGCACCAAGGAGCATGTATTAGCCTTCGCCCACGGCTCCGGCGGTAATGGCAAAGGAACCTTCCTCGGAGCGATAGGCAATATCCTTGGCGATTATGCCACCGTGGCCAGTGCGGACGTATTCTTGGCGTCGAACAATCAGCGTCACCCTACAGAGTTGGCGTCGTTGATGGGGGCAAGGCTCGTTCACGCGCAGGAGATTGACCCGTCGCGTAAATGGGACGAAGCCAAGGTCAAGGCGCTGACTGGCGGGGACAAGATCAGCGCACGCTTCATGCGTCAGGATTTGTTTGAGTTCAATCCGCAGTTCACGCTTGTGATCGCGGGCAATACAAAGCCAGAGATTACTAACGTCGATGACGCTATGCGTCGGCGTATGCACCTGATCCCGTTCGAGACTAAGCCGCTCCGCAAGGACGTTGACTTGCCGGACAAGCTGAAGGAAGAATACCCGGCCATCTTGGCGTGGGTTATCGAAGGTGCGAAGGCTTGGCTGGAGCAGGGTCTAAACCCACCGCAGGTAGTTATCCAAGCTACCGACGAGTATCTTGCGGGAGAAGATGCGTTGGCCCGCTGGATCACTGAACGCTGCGTGGCTGGGCCTGACAACGAGATGACTACCAATGAGGCGTTCAATGATTTCCGTGACTGGTGCAAGGAAAACAACGAGGGCAAGGGGCGTGACTGGTCGCAGCGTAAGTTCAATGGCGAGATGAAGACGCATGGCTATGACCCCACAAGGGATCGGGCGACACGAACGAAGCGTGTGTTCCGTGGTCTTGAACTTCTCATAGGCGATGAGGACTATATGGTTATCAACGCCATGATTGACGAGCAAGCCGACGATTTCTTTGGCGTTCAGATTAACTTCAAAGCAGGTGAGGAGGATTAACAATGTATGGTAACGATTTTATGAAATACAAAGCCATTCGGGATGCGCTCAATCATGAGGTCGTCAGTGACGAGGAAGTCGATGCGGTCAATAGCCCTCCGCACTATAAGTCCGGTGGCATCGAGGCCATCGAAGGGATTGAAGCGTCGATGGGTCCAGAGGCATATGCTGGCTACCTCAAGGGCAATATCATGAAATATATGTGGCGCTATGAGAGGAAGGGGAAGCCGATTGAGGACTTGAAGAAGGCCCGATGGTATCTTGATCGGCTCATAGCTGCACAGGAGAAAGTGAGCAGCCGGGATTGAAATGCGCACCTAAATGTTGGCGCTGTTGAAAAATAGGTTTACGCGAACGTAAAGTAGATTGAGGGGGCTTCGGCTCCCTTTTTTTAAATCCGTGCACGGTTTGAGAGGGTCCGTGCATGGTTGGTGCACGGTTTAGGGCCAGATAAAATGGCTGAAATCTAAGGATGTGCCGGAAGTGCACGGTTTAAAAAAGTTAATCCGCTCTCACGACAGTAACAGTGTTAGAAGTGGTCATATTACAATGTTACTTACTTATGGGAACCAATGCGCCGACAAACCGTGCACTCCGTGCACATTGGCGGAAATGCGTGGGTAAACCCGGCCCTAAACCCGGCCCGAACCGTGCACGGAGATATGCAAACCGTGCACGGATGGCAGTTTTCCGTTAATCGTCGTCAAAAACACCCGGCAAGTCGTCCGCATCGAGGTTATGAGAGCCGACTTGCTTGGTTGGTGTGATGTCGATGATTTCTGGTTCTGGGCTGTCATGGTTTGATGACGCCAAATTTAGCTGGCGCAGTGCATCAAGGTGGAGTTGGTTCACGTTGACTTGGACCGCTGTGGTCGGCTTGGCTTGGAACTTCTCTGGTGCTGCAACACCAGCCAGCCATTTGCGTGTCTCGATCTTGAGCCTGTCAGCATTGGCCGATGTGTTGTCCGAGGCGTCGGCAATGTCGAGGCACTCGTCCGCCCATTGGTCAGCCGCGATTGCACGGGCCTGCTTGAACCGCTCCTCCCGATCTGGGTCTTTGCGTATCCAATGATAGAGAGAAAGGTTGCTGATGTTCAATTCACGAGCAAGGCCAGCCATTGTCAGGCCGGACGCAATCTTTTCCAGTAGAACAGTCTCGCCAACCTTATCTAAGTTTGATGCAATCGTGCGCCGTTTAATATGTCCAGCCATGTCTTATCCTTTATATGCCTCTATAAGCCCATATAAAGCCCACAGAGAGGCATATAGGGCGATTGCTAGGTAACAGTCCCGATTGTAGCTATGCACGCTCCAGACCCCTTAGAAACGTCTCTAAGAGGATAGAGACTGGAGCGGGCACAGACCGACCACCTTGCTCATAGTATCGGATCGACCGTTCGGACAGTCCTATCTTGTAGGCAAGCTGCCCTTGCGTCAGCTTGAGCCTCTCGCGTGTTGCTTTGAATTCTTCACTTGTCATGCTTCATCCTTTAGCGCCTTTTCGGCGTCCTCAATCAATTCGATGGGCGGGTAGCGCAGATAGGACACATGGTCCTTTCCTATCACGCCAAGAAACTCCAGATACTCCATCAAGCGGTAGGCCAAGGTTTCCCCGGCCCGTTCGATGTATCGTTCGGGCAGTGCCAATTCGTCATCTTCGTCATCATAGTCGGTCATAGCATCCGTCCAATCTCAATGCCCTTGCGGATACCTTGCTCAACGAGCCGCATCCAGATTGTGTGGTCCCAACCGCCGGACAGATATAACTGGCCGTCGCTGTTGTCCTGCTTGTCGCATTGCGCGGCACAGATACGCCGCGCGGCCTGTGTGATTAACATATCCTCTTCATTGGTCATTTGCTTTGTTCCTTTTCACGTTCTGCGCGGCGTTCCGCGAATGTCTTGCCGTCTGGTCCGCGCAGCGGCCAAGCATCGTCTGACGATACACGGTGGCTCCGGCCCATTGGCGCGGCTTGTTGTGGTTTAATCATGCTCACTTCCTCTTGTGATCGTTGCGGCAAGCGAATGCGAAACCCGCCAACATGCAGGCTATCCATAAGAATGCGAATGCGTTGAACGGTATATATTGTGATAAATCAAAAGCCATTTGGTTAGTCCCTCTTTTGTTGAGGCATTACCAATAGGAACAACGTGCCTGTCAGTCAATCATTAATTGCAACCATAATGGCAGTAACTATAATCACATCGGAATGTGAAAACGTAGCTACGATAATATACTAGAGCAGGAACGATGTGCCGTTTCAACAAGGGAAGCGGGCATCGCCGCGCTTCGCTTTTTGTGCGCCTCCGAAGCCATTTGGTCCAGCACTAATACACTGTTACAGCGTGAAACCCGCAGAAATGCGTGGCTTTTTGGGTATGAGGGTCAAAGTGCCCTTCGGTTTGACCCCCCCCGGCACCCGCCTTGCGCGGGGGGTGTGTCTGTATAACCTAACAGACATCAAGATGTGGCCCCCACCCCCCTATACCCTTGT